AGATGGCTCACCTGCAACTGGTATGTTTAGATTTAACTCTACAACAACAGGATTCGAGGGCTACGATGGTAGTGCTTGGGGTGCGATTGGTGGAGCAGGTGGTGGTGCTACTGGAGCAGGTGGCGATGAAGTATTCCAAGAAAACGAAAGAGTAGTTACAACCAACTATACTTTATCTACTGGCAAATCAGCTATGTGTGTTGGACCATTAACGATTAATACAGGGGTTACAGTAACAATCCCATCAGGAGAGAGGTTAGTTATCTTATGACAGTTAAGATTAATGCAGATACAAGTGATGGATTAAAGCTAGAATCAGATACAAGTGGTGCTATAGATTTACAATCTAATGGTGTAACTAAAGTATCTTTTGATGTAAGCGGTAACATGACTACATCAGGCACAATACCCTCATCAGCATTAACAGGTGCTTTACCTGCTATAGATGGTTCTGCATTAACAGGACTTAGTGGTGATATTTCAGCATCGAGTGTTAGTGCTTCAAACAATTCCAACGGATATATAAAATTTAGCAATAATTTTGTTATTCAATGGTTAAGAAAATCATCAGTAGGTACACAGTCAATAACTTATCCACTAGCTATGGATAACTATTATGGAGCATATGCTGTAGCCGAAACAGCAGGTGGTGCGTATCTTAGAATACACTCGATAGGAACAAGTAGCATTTCAGTAGGTAATGGTGGTGCAAATGTTACAGGTTGGGTTTTAGTTACAGGCAGGAAAACATAATGATAGGAAAATTAGACTCCAACGGATTATTACTAGGTTGGTATTTAGATACTGATACTGTAGAAGAACCAAAAGTAACAGTAACACAAGAAGTGTGGCAACAGGCATTAGAAATAAATGCAAACAAATATGTAGATGGAAACTTTGTTTTTGAAGATTTAAGAACAGATGAACAAAAAGCAAACGATAATAATGAGATAGCAAACAGAAAAAGTGGAATAGCAAAACTAAAAGAACTAGGATTAACAGATGCCCAGATTAAAGCACTTATAGGAGTTGAATAATGGCTCTCACACTTCATGGTACAGTATCAGATAACACAGTAGCTTTAGATAGAAAGACTGCTACTCCATTGATTATAAATGGTGATATGGCTATAGCTCAAAGAGGAGACCAAACAGGAGTTACAGCATATAGATATATTAATGTAGACAGATTTTTTATTAACATAATAAATCTAGGCACATGGTCTTTTGCTCAATCTACAGACACACCTACAGGTCTTGGTTTTGCAAGTTCTCTTAAAATAGACTGTACTACAGCAGATGCAAGTCCTGCAGCAGCAGATAACTTTTATCTATCAATGCAATCAGAGGGGCAAAACTTACAGATACTAGAAAAAGGAACATCAGATGCACAAACATCTACTCTTGCTTATTGGATTAAATCTAACAAAACAGGCAACTATGTTGTCGAACTTTGGGATAGAACCAACGACAGACATGTTGGTAAAGTAGTAACTATTTCATCTGCTAATACTTGGGAAAAACATATTTGTAATTTTCCTGCTGATACATCAGGTGCTTTAGCTAACACAAATGCAAGGTCAATAATGATATCTTGGGCTTTTGATTCAGGAAGTAATTTTACATCAGGCACACTACCGACTTCGTGGGCTAGTCGTGTAGATGCAAACAGATTCGTAGGAACAAACTTAGGACTTGGAGATAACACAGCTAATGAAGTATTAATAACTGGAGTTCAATGGGAAGTAGGAACTTATGATGTTAATAGCATACCTGCCTTTCAGTTTGAAGATGCAGGTACAAGTCTAGCTAGATGTCAGAGGTATTTTGAAAGAATTACAACAAGTGGTGGTGGAGATTCATTTGGTGCAGGTGTTTTGTTTAGTGCAACACAAGGTCGTCTTGATATTAGATACTCAACTGTAAAAAGAGCAAATGCAACAATTACATTTGGAAGTGCAGGTAATTTTTTGTTACAAGCAGGGAATAAATCACAAGCTACATCAAGTCTGAGTAGTGCAGGGTCATCTTTACATGGATTTTTTTGTCATACAGCAAACACAGGTTTTACTATAGGTCATGGGTGTGTTTTATTAGACAATTCAACAACTGATGCAACAATAGATGCAAGTTCGGAGTTATAAATGGCAGAATACAAACTTTATAATAATTCATTAGGAAACCCTACAATAGTTTGTAGGAAAAAAGATATGGCATTTATACCAATGTCAGAAGACAACACAGACTACCAAGAATATTTAGAATGGGTAGCACAAGGTAACACACCAGAGGAAGCAGACTAATGGCATTAGTAATTAAAGGAAGTACAAGTGGACAAGTAACTATAGATGTTCCTGCTGAAGCAGGTACAAATACTCTTACAATACCTGCGACAACTGGCACAGTATTAGATACCAATAGTTCTTTATCTTGTAGTAAATTAAGTGGAGCTTTACCTGCTCTAAATGCAGCAGCATTAACTAATTTAGCAGCTGCTCAATTAAGTGGCACATTACCATCAATTGATGGTTCAAATCTAACTGGCATTGTTACTGGATTGACTGCTAGTGCATTTAGTGAAAACCAAAATGGGTATTTAAAATTAAGTAATAACTGGTTAATACAATGGGGCAGAGCATCAAGTTTAGCTAATGGTGGAGCAAGAACTGTAAACTTTCCACTAACATTTCCCTCTGCTTGTTGGGCAGTAGCAGCATCATGGGGAGTTTATTCAAGTGGTTCTTGGCACTCAGCATTTCCAGATATAAATACAACAAGATTTACAGCACATAATGTGTCAGGTGTAACACAATCTTGTTGGTTCGTAGCAGTAGGTAAATAATTATGAAATATGCACATTTAAATGGGGAAGAAGTATTAGGGTGGTATAGCAGTGATGTACACGATACTATCCCTACACCTAATGTAGAAGTAACTGATGAAGTTTGGAACGCAGCATTGAGTATAAGTGCTAATGCTTATGTGGATAGCAAATTTGTATACAAAGATTTTTCAACTAATGATGAAAAGGCAGCAGTTGTCAGAGTTCAAAGAGACCAACTCTTACAACAATCTGATTGGACACAAGCAAAAGACATTAGTTTAAGTAATGATGCTGATTGGAAGACATACAGACAAGCATTAAGAGATATACCAACTCAATCTGGTTTTCCAACGAATGTAACATTTCCAACAAAACCAGGAGAATAAATAATGGGATTAGAAACAGGAACATATATAGACAGTCTAAATAGCTCAAACCCTACAGCAGGTGATGCCGTATCAGAGGGTGATGATCATTTAAGACTTATTAAATCGACAGTAAAAGCAACATTTCCTAACATAAGTAATGCTGTTACTTCAACACACACAGAATTAAATTTACTAGATGGCGTAACTGCAAACACTACAGAACTTAATTATGTAGATATAACGACACTTGGAACTGTTCAAGCGTCTAAAGCCGTAACTGCAGATGCAAACAAAGATGTCACAGCAATACGAAATCTAACTATTACAGGTGCATTATCAGCAGGTAGTGGCATTGTAACTATGGCAGATGTATACCCTGTAGGATCTATTTATATAAATGCAGCAGTAACAACTAACCCTGCAACCTTATTGGGATTTGGTACATGGGTAGCGTTTGGTTCAGGCAGAATGATGGTTGGTTATAACGCAGCAGATAGTGATTTTGACGCATTACAAGAAACAGGTGGTGCTAAAACTCATACACTATCAGAAGCAGAACTTCCATCACATTATCATTTACAAGGTTATGGTGCAGACCAAACACCTAGACATGGAACAACAACAGGACTATCTAGTGTAAGGATAGATAACGATGGGGATAATTATAATAGCACAAGTGCTGCACATACATCATCAGTTGGTAGTGGTTCAGCTCACAGTATTATGAATCCATACATAGTTGCATACATGTGGAGAAGAACTGCATAATGGCAACATTTGTAGCACCTGCACCTAAAGGTCTAGTAAAAGATACAAACAATACTGTATTGCCACCTGAATTTTATTCAGAA